ACACCCCAGCGTTTGACCGACAACGGCCCGTTCTTTTACGAACTCGGCCTTCGCATGCAACGCGTGTGGTCAAAAGAATCCCCTATTCTTTACGGAGCCTGCTCTTCGGAGCACCTTGCCCATTGGTTTTCTTACTGGGGCGATAGATTGGGTTGGGACCTGTACTATGTCTGTCACGACACAGTACGTCAAGACGCTCACTACCATCGACTTGCGATCAATGCCGAGATCAAAGCGTGGAAGAAAGTTGGCTTGGCCGGTCGAACTCTGTCCGCCGTCCTAAGTGGAAGAACTTGGGTGGGAAGAACCCGTCACGGACTTTTGGTCCGCGTCGTTAACCGCCGTGCATCAGGCGACCCGGCCACTTCGGTCGGAAACACCGAGCAGAATGTTCGCACCAGCATTTATGCCTCGTACCCAGTGTGGAAGCTGGGGGACAATGCTGCCATGGCCGTGTCAGGTGATGACAACTCAGCCATAGCTAATGTCCCAATGCCCATGGAACGCTTTGCCCAGCGCTCTGCGTCCTTAGGGTTTCCGGTGACCGGCTTCCAGAGCCGCGACATGTGGGATTTCGAGTTTTGTAGTAAGCTCATGTATCCCTCCGCCGATGGACCGATGCCCGCCCCCAAGTTGGGGCGGTTCTTTGCGAAAGTCGGGTGGGTCCTTGAGAAAGCCCACGAGGACTATAGGTCCTCCATCTCCGTGTACCATGAAGACATGTTTCACGTACCCTTTGCCCGCGAGTATTGCGCTACACTCTTACGCTTGCTCCCGGTGACAAAGAGACGCAAAGTTATCGACGACGACCACAAGATGCATGTGGCGCGCCGACACCATCAGGTGGAAACCGTTTGGGATTTTCTGCTCGGCCGCTACGGATTGACCCGCGCCGATTACAGTGAGTTCTGTGCGATCCTCAGTGCCATCACAGCGCTGCCGGTCATCGTGCGGGTCCCTTGGGCGCACACCATCATGATGCGTGACGAATAATTATGAGAGCGGGTCCTTGTACAATAGTTGTATCTTATATTTATGGATTTGTCCTTTTTCGTGCTTTGTGCCTTTTCAGTAATATTGTATTATCACTGCCTCGCTTTCATCTTCGAAAATCATGACGAAGAAA